AATGGCTTGAATCTGTTTCTGATACATAATCTCTCTAAGGTTTATGTTATTTAGGTCTTTGAAATATGGCTGTGTTGTAAGCCAACCGAACAAGACCAATGGCATAACTAAGTCATCATGATATCCTTCATCCGCTTCGTAAGATCCCTTTTTCTCAATGAAAGTTGAGATTTCTGAGATAGTATCAGCGTCCATAATTAGAAGTTTATTTTCTTCTACTAGGGATTTGAAATTGTGGCAACCAATTCGTTTTACCTTTTTATCAGTATTTACGCCAAGTTGAGTTTTACCTCCACCGAAGCCACCGCCAACATATTGACCCTGATTATGTCTGTTCACGAACAAGATATTTTCATACTCTAATTCGTTGTAAATAATATGGGCAACCTGTTCGCTTGCGTTAATCTCAATCAAGAGATACGCTTCATTATATTCTTGTCCAAGTTTGTACAGCACGTTAGGATACAACAGTGGACTAATCTCATTGTTTCTGTATTTAGCGACTATTCTGTATGGGACTTCTGTGATGTCGATTACTTGGAATGCAGAATAGTCTCCACCGACACCCTTCGCTACGTCGGCAATTATACAATATGTATGTTTAGCCTGCGGTCTTGCGTAAACATCAAGACCATCCTTCTCGTAGATCTTCATATCAATTGGCATTCTTGCAATAACATCGGCAGATATTAATGTTAAACTAGAACCAAGAAATTTACATGCAACTTCTTGGTTGTATTTAAGTTCACCAAGCATCGCCTTTTGTTCAGCAGCCCACTTATCATCACGACCTGGAATTTCCCAGTAAGGGATGAACAATGGAACGAAACCATTTCGCCCTGTTTCCGCATCTGTCCAGAATTTCCAGAAGTGGTTATAGCCAAGTGGAGTTGATGATAATAGAATCTTAGTTGTTTGACCAGCAGAAATAGTTGGGTAAACAGAAGTAAAGAATTCTTCGGCAACGTTGTTTGGAATAATCGCAGCTTCGTCAACATATAATAGGTTAACAGATTTACCACGAATACCAGATTTACCAGTGGCAGCAGTAAATACCTTCGAGCCATTTTCTAGTTCAATGTCACCTTTGTTCCAACCAGTAACACCAGCCTGCATCCAAGTTGGAAGTTGTTCGTACATAGTTTGATAACGATCCAAAACTTCACGAGCAGCTGTGGCTTTGTTGGCAAGAATAGCAACAGTCTTGCTTTCTTGGAACAGAGTGTACCATAGAATATACGCAGCGGAAGTTGTCGTCTTACCCTGCTGACGACCTTCCATAAGGATAACCCTACGGTTGTTATGGATTACGTTTAGTTTATTTTTCTGACAGTCGTACAGTTTGAACAACTGTAGACCATGGTCAAGAGTAACGATATAGCAATAGTTCTCAATAAAATAAATGTAATCCTGAGCACACTTCATATACTCTTGGACTTGTTCTGGCGTAAAGTTAAACGAAACGCCAGCAGATTTTAAGTTCGAATTCGAATTATATATTTCAGCCAATTACAACCCCTGACCAGTCCATTGCTCCGAAGTAACAGTTGCAGTAGTAACATCTCCAGTAGCAGCATAAAATGTTTGTGGACCTGTTACTTCGCTTTCGCCAACATTAGCATTAACCTGAGTGATAACACCCTGATTGCTAACTGGTCCATATAAATTAAGTTTCATCTCAAAATTTAGTGTATGAGTTACGTATCTTCTGTCTTGAAAGTTTCCATCAAACTCATCAACAACCTGAACACCATTTAGAATGATAGGAACGTCCATAGTAATACCCATCTCAGGAACCATGTTAACCTGAAGTGTATAATCTGGTGTGAATGTTGGAAGAATCTGTTCAATAATTTGAAGTCCATCTTCTTGAGTCTTTGTAATAACGTACAAAGAAAGGTCTAAGTTGTATGGAACAGGAGAATATACTGTGGGAGTTGTTGCTGACCCAGCTGTTTTAATCTGTGTCATCTTTCCAAGTTTACGATTTGGGTCGTATTGATAACCATTGATTTCAAAAGACATTCTTGGTAACGAAACCATTGTCACATTATGTTCAATGTCTGGTTGTTGCTCAATACGAACTAACCACTTCTCTTTAGGAGCATAAGTGATTGGAATTTGTAGACGCTCAAGAACTGTTCCGTTGACAGAGTCGCCCTGTCTACGGTCAATATAGATGTCGCTGAATAGACGACCGAAAGCTACGATCGCTTTTCTTATTGAGCCATGGTAATAAACATTTCCGCTTAACATTATTGAATTTCCCCGAACGGATTAGTTTCATTGAAGTTCAGAACAGGCGAAGCTGCTGACTTGAATGTAGTGTTTTCACCGAAGCCATCTGACTTGTCGATATCAATACCGATACTTGATGTGGCCAATGCGCCAGTCCCAGTGGTGTCTGTTATTGTCACAACAGGAGCTGTTTCATATCCAGTTCCTGCGTTTGTTACAGTAATTGCAGTAATCACACCACCAACAACAGTTGCTGTAGCTGAGGCATTAATACCAGTTGCGCTTGTTATTGTAACAGTAGGAGTAGCTGAATAGTTAGACCCACCGCTAGTCAATGTAATGGCAGCAACACCACCATTTCCATTTCGTGTAACGTTGGTGTTGAAAGTTTTAAGAGTTTCGAACGCATCAATCTCAGGAACACCAGTGTCCAAGAACTCTGATGAGTATTGGAACAATTCAATCTGTAATTTATACACGTACAATTTACCCAATTGATAGAATGGGTCTTGGTGTTGTACAAATTTAATTTCAAACAATCCACCTGATAGCGGGAAATAGATTAAGTCGCCTTCGTTTGGTCTTGTTGGAATATTGGTTACGTTATAACGTCCAATAAACTGTTGCCAACGTCTGCGGGAAACAACAAGAGTAGCTGATTGCTCAATGGTTAAACCGAACTTCTGAATAAATGCGCCCTGTCCACCAAACGAATCAACGTTCTCAAAATACATTTCGATAGGGAATGCTGTCTTGAATTGAGATAAACGATCTTCGCCTAACACATTGTCCAAAGAAACTAGAGTTCTTGGAATGTAGAAAACCTCATTACCATAAATCTTTAACGATTCAATGATAATGTCCTCGATGAGTTCTTGCTCACCACGTGTTCCTTGCGTAAAGTATACGTTTACGGTACTCATATTATCCCATCATAAATTCTAATGGAGCAGACTTGTTTTGCAATTCGTCTTGTAATTCTTTAATCTCAGAGATTGCCTCAGCATATAATTTATCGCCATCTAAAGTTACACCACCTGGAAGTTGTAGACCAGAGAACTTCTTGATGTTAGTTGCCCATTGACGTTTGAAAACAGCAACACCATAACGCTTCAACCAGTTTTCGTTCCAGATATTTGACCACTTATTTGGATCCATAATACCATAACCTTCAATCAAAAGATATTGACCGAATGTTAAATCTGTTGCCCAGTTAACGTCTAGATATAAGCGATTCTGTAATCTGTTGAATCTATAAATGTCATGACCATTTAACTCAAAGTCTAATAGATCCAAGTGATTCATAACAGTGTTATAATAAACGATAGATGTAGATGTTAAATCATACAAGTCGTTCAAACGTAACTGATACTGAAGGTCAAAAATATTCTTAGAAGAAGATGCCTGACCAATGCTATAAACTTTCTTGATACCATAAATGTTATCTGGTAAAGTTATATAGCGGTTGTCATATTGACCGTATGAGACAGGAGTAGTTGCATTCAGAGTAGCAGTGACAGGATGCGCAGGGGTTAAACCACCTGGAGCTGGAATTGCGTTTGTCACTGTCTCACCTGGAAGGAATCCGCCAAATGGAGCCATGGTGCTACCGTAAGTAACACCTGGTTTTGCTGGATCAAATGTTTGGTTTGAGTAGTAAACGTCTTCTTTAGCAGCACCACTTGCGTTGCTGAAGTTTTTAACAAGAAGTAGATTTCCGTTTGATGTTCTAACTGTTTCGCTCGTCACTGTACACTGAGCGCCAGAAGTTAAACCAGTGATTGTGTCATTTAGGTTAAAGCTCTGCGCATTGTTTGTAGTCAAAAACATTGATGATGCGCTGATAGCCTGAGCAACATACAGCTGCTCGATACCATCGTAGTGATATAGTTGCCAGTAGTCTAGAACCTCATCGATACGATCTTCAATCTGGTCATCATCAACGTTAATCTCAATGACAGGTGCGCCAAGAGTTCTAAGACAATACCACTTAAATTCTTCTCTAGTTGTTGGAATGGCCATTTAATTATCCTTAGACAGCGAAAATAGTTGCTTCACCTTTAATTACAGCAGTACCGCTGGCGCATGCTGCGTAAACAGTCAATATGCCACCAGTAATGCTTGCTGTAAATGCCACGTTAGAGGCAGATTGTGAAGATTGAACTTGGTTTGTTGCATCATAGTTCTGTGATAGATATACGTTTGTTCCATCGTGTAGAACCATTAATCTTAGAATCTCATATACAGTGCCGTTAGTAACAGACATTAAAATCTCACCAGAACGATATGCGCCAATCGACCAAGTATACATAGAGATTGGTGATGTTCCAGAAGTTGTTAACGTAAATGTTTGTTTCTTACGGATACTATCAGTAATTGTTGATACAGTTAAAGTGTTGGAACCAAGAGTTAAATTATTGTTAACCGTAGTTGTACCAGCAGAAGCACCAATATTTAACGTAGTTGCTGCACCGAATGCATTAACAGTAGTTGATGTAGTGTTAAATACGTTGGCTGTAGTTGCGCTAGAAACAATTGTTCCGCCAAGCTGAGTCGTATTACCGTACTGGTCGATTGTTAATAGAGCCTGACGAGTTGTGTCGCCGTTGTTGTATAGCGTGATACCATCACCACCACCAACAGTAAGACGACCATTTCCTGATGAATAGTCTAACATTAAACCATCAGAATATGTGCCAGTATATACGCCAGAGATTTCAATACCTTGTGTGGCAACAAACGATGTATTTGTAGTTGTTTGGTTAACAGTGGTAGTTGTTCCGTTAACAGTTAAGTTACCAGTAATAGTTAAATTGTTGTTGACAGTAGTTGTACCAGAAGAAGAACCGATACCAATAGTAGTGGCAGCGCCACCGATATTAAGGGTTGTAACAACTGTATTGAATACGTTGGCAGTAGTTGCGCCAGAAGATGTTAATGTTGGTGTCTTAAATTTAAGTTCACCAGTCGAGTTTACTAGACGTAGCTTTTCGTTTGATGATAAGAAACCACCAGTGCCGAAAACGATATCATTTGTTGTACCAGTAGAGTCTGTTGCTAGAACTAGGTTACCACCAAGACCTGAACCACCACTAACAGCAGAGGCGAAAACATATCCGTCGTTCTTACCTGTAATTGTAAAGTTTGAGTCATTAAACGCTGAACCAGTATAACCAACGTCAACCCAACCATGGTCGTTACTTGGACCTGGATAGTTATCACCATAAGCAATAAAGTCAGTAGAACCAGTTGATGTTCCATTTAATAGAGCAGATTGTGTATACTGGTTACCAGCGCCAGTTGAACTTGTGCCACGGAAAATACTAATTGGGCTTGTTAGTGATGTTGTTGTAGAACCACTACCAACATATAATGTGCTAAGTGTATACAGCGCATTATTAACAGTAGTTGTACCAGTAGAAGCACCCATATTGATGGAAGTCGCAGCGCCACCAATGTTAAGAGTAGTTGCTGTACTGTTAATCAAATTCGCAGTAGTTGCTGTGGTAGTAATGCTACCACCATTTACTGCTAGGTTACTTGATAAAGTTGTTTGACCAGTAACACCTAAAGTAGAGCTTAGAGTAGTCGCACCAGTAACACCTAAAGTAGAGCTTAGAGTAGTCGCACCAGTAACACCTAAAGTAGAGCTTAGAGTAGTCGCACCAGTAACACCAAGTGTTCCACTGAATGTTGCATTACCAGTATGAGAAGAAGTTCCAGATACTGATAAGTTATTGTTAACAGTAGTTGTACCAGTAGAAGCACCAACAGAAAGAGTAGTAGCTGCACCAGCAAAGTTAATAGTAGTCGCAACAGTATTCCAAAGGTTCTGAGTAGTTTGTGAACCAAGAACAGTTGGGTTGTTTATTGTTGTTGAACCAGTAGAAGCACCAATTACCACTGCTGTTGCAGCACCGCCAATATTTAATGTAGTGGCATTTGCACCAATAAGAGTAAACGTAGTAGACGTTGTGGTAATCGCAGACGCATTTACTGCTAAGTTGGCACCTAAAGTAGTTGCGCCAGAGACACCAAACGTTCCCGTAATTGATACGTTACCAGAAAAAGAAGATGAACCAGAAACTGCTAAATTGTTATTAACAGTAGTTGTACCAGTAGCTGCGCCAAGAGATAATACAGTGGCAGCACCGAATGCGTTTACTGTT